AGACGGCACGGAGACTGCGAGCAGGGCCCTCCCCAGAAAACGCGAAGTCAACTTTTCCGCGCTTCGACAGTCCGCGCTGTCGACCGACGGGATTGCCGCGTGCACGCTTCGCAGCGAGCTGTTCGCTTCGTGCTGTTCGATCGCTGCACACTCGATGACTTGCTGCCCAGTTGCTCGGCTCGGCGATCAGGTCTGGTCGCTTCCATCGCGCTTCGATGTGGGCGACGACCCAGGGCTCGGAAGCGTCGACGAGCTGACCGCATTCGGTGCACGGCATCGGTAGCTGCGGTCGCAGGTATGCCCGTGCTCGTCGGCTCAGCTCGCCGCCCCAGCTATCGCCGCGTGGCATCAGCGCTCTCGATCGCTGGCGATCGGCGCGCTGTTTCGCTGCTCGATCCGACCCGATGACACCTGCGTTCGTGTGCGCGCGTCGTGCGTTACGAGACTCGCCTCAGGTTGCGTTACGTAATGGGGATGTCTGTATGTACGTCTGTCTGTCTGTCTGTGGCATAGCCGAGCGCATGTGCGTCGTGCATGTCTGCCGAGCAGGTGCGTCGTGCAGTGCTCACGTGCATGCACCGATGCTGTGCACTGTCCTGTGCATGAGCTGTGCATGCGGCTGTGCATCAGTCGCCGTCGCCCTGATCGCGGCTGCAACCCTTCGGACCCCAGCAGTCGACGCCGTGCCAGCGTGCGCAGGCTGCACGCCGTGCTGTCTCCGATGCCAGCGCTCGACGTGCCTCGCTCGTGACGGACAGCTCTTGTCGCTGCGCGTAGTTGTGAATAACCCAGCCATTCAGCACGGGTTCCCACAGTCGATGTGCGACGAGCAGGTCGGCGATCGCCTTGCTTCCGTGCACGAATGGCAGCGCGTTACGCGGGATCAGTCCGTCGGTCGCTTGCTGTGCCGACCAGCCAATCGCGCAGATGTACGACGCAAACGACTGCCACCTGCGAGCAGCAGGCACAGATGCGTCGTGAATCAGGTTCAGAATCTTGTCGTTCGATGCGATCGTGCTGTCGATCCGCACCCAGAGCTGAGCCATCGTCACCCCTTCCTGTGGCTGTCGGGCACGGGGTAGAGCTGCACATGCAGCGCGTGCTGCTGGGCATCGGTGACGGCGTCGCGTACGTCGTCACGGTGCGGCCCGAGCCAGGTGCAGACCTGACAGCCGCCCCGGAACGATCCGTCCTGGGCGCTCAGCTCGGGCCCGTGCTTGTCGCTCATGTCACGCGCCGATGCTTCGTAACGCGCTCGATCTCTAGGGCACGCAGCAGGGCGCACCGCTGGCAGTACGTGCCGGGTTCGCCGTCGATGCCGACGTGCACGCCGCAGCGCGGGCAGCGGTCAGCCGTGCGGGTGCGTGCTGCATGCACCATCGTCTGCCGCTTCCCGCCTTCGGATCGGCAGTCTTCGTTCGGCTTCGCACCGCAGCGCGGGCACTCATAGCCCAGGAACACGGCGCGCCACGCAGCCCGCTGTTTACCCATCGTCGTCGCCTTCCTTGTCGTCGACCTGGGCGCCGCGCTTCGGCACTCTGATCGGTGCGCCGAACGGCTTGCAGCCGTGCACGTCGGCGCTGTACAGGTCGATCCACCCGCGCCGCGTGCGGGTCGCGAGGATCGGTCGCGCGCCTGCCTTGTGCGCCGCTTCGACGAGCGCGATCCGTTCGCCGCGAGGCAGCACGCCGTTCGTCTTGCAGGCGATCAGCAGCGGCGCACCGCCGTGACGCAGCGCGACGACGTCGGCGACGCCGAGCGAGCCAGCCGCGCGGACGACCCAGAACCCGACGCCTTCGAGCGCCGCCTTCGTGACGCGCTCGAAGTAGTCGCCGCGCTGCCGGTTCGCGTTAGGCATCGGGCACGCCCTGCCAGATCGTCAGCCGCGCCGAATGCGACGGGCTGCGGCGTGCGTTCACGCGCCCGACTTCGACGATCAGCCCGCGTCGAGCTGCGCCCGATATGGCGGCGCCGACAGCGTTGTTCCGGTTGCTGCCGACCTTCCCGCGCGGCAGCCCGACCAGCCGGACCAAGTCCTCAGACGTGAACGGCGTACCGCGCGCGGCGAGGTATTCCAGACAGTCGCGCGCCATCGCCGACCATTCGGCGGCAGCGGCAGCGGCGAGCGACATGCCTTCGTCTTTCAGCTCGTCGCCGCGCGTCGCGGTCACGGCGGATCGCCTTCGGTGTCGACGCCGAAGTCGAGCGCGTCAGCCAGCTTGCGCAGCCCGTCGCGTGTCTTCTCGCGCTCGTTCGTGCCGAACACGAGCACGGCAGCGACTTCGTCGACGGCGGCGTCGATCTCGGCACACTCGCGCAGGTCGGCAGCGATGCGACTCGCGAACCGCTTGTCGACGCTGTTCGCGATGGTCACGACTGCTCGCCGCCTTCGGGCTCGATGCGCTCGACCGTCATGCCGCCTGTGGCGAGATCGAGCCGCCAGCGCGCCGAGCCGTCGACGAACCGCGTCAGCATGTCGAGCACCGCATAGCCCTGCTCGCGCGTCAGCTCCTTCGTCGACTCGATCGGGTGACCCAGGATCGCGGCGACGAGCGCGTGCTTCTCCTGCCGCGTCGCGACCGTGCCGAGCTCGCGCGTCAGACCTGCGTGCAGGGCACGCAGCGGCCCAGGCGCGATCGTCTTGACGCCCGGCGCGGGCGGCTCGGGCGGCGTCTGCTCGGGCTGCGGGTCGTCGGGCATGTCGGGCAGCGTCACGTCGCTCGGGTCGTACGGATCATTCGGGTTGTGCCGTGCGGCGATCTCGGCTCGGCGAGCCGCGAGCCTGTCGGCTTCCTGCTCGGTCGTCAGCGGCTCGGGCTCGGGCGGCTCGTCGGGCTCGCTGACGGTCCAGCCGCCTTCGTCGCTCAGCGCGTCGTGCTTCGCTCGGATCGCGTCGGGCGTGTCGACGTCGTAACGCGACTCGTCTTCGACCGTTAGCCCAGGTGACACCGCCGCAGGGGGATCATGCGGCGGCGCCACGGGCGGGAGCTCAGCGGCGGGTGTGGCGGCATCCTGCGGCTCGCTGGGCTCGTCTGTGACTGACTGTGCCACCTTGCGCCGCTGCTGTCGCTGTAGGCGCTTCCTGGGCGGCTCAGGTGCCGTGTCGGGCCCGTCGACGGGCCAGCGTTGCAGCTCGTCGACGCTGACGTCTTCGGCGACGTACCCGAGCCCTTTGACGACGTCGGGGAACAGCACCCGCGCGAGATCGCCGAACGCCCGAGCCGTGAGCATCGCGCGCGGGTAGTTGCGCCAGTTTTGTTTCCCGAGCAGCCCAGCGGCGCGGGCCATGTCGACCGACCATTCGACGGTGACGCGCTCGGGCTCAGGGCGCCCGCGACGCAGCCCAGAGACGCGCACCCGCGTGCCCGTCATTTCGTGAATGGTGAACGTGTGCCCGGCGCGCAGGATCATCGCCCGCATCAGCTCGGCGCTCGGCGACGGGCGCCCGTCGACGATGTGAATGCCGGAGAGTGCCTGCATCGGCGTGACGCCGACTTCGGCGCCGTACATGATTGTCGCGGCGACGGCTTCGGGTCGACCGCGCAGCGCCTTCGGCACGAATTCGGTGTCGTGCACTTTCTCGGCGAGCTGGGCGGCGAACACGAGAGTTTCGGCCCAGCGCCCGACGTCGATGCCCTGCTGCTGCTCGACGACGGCGAGCTCGGCGCTCATGCCGCTGCCCAGCCGAGCTCGACCATCTTGCGAGCGGTCGCAGGCTTCGACGGTGCGCCAGCCGTCACGGCGAGGACGCCGTCGACCTCGGCGCCCAGGCGCATCACGTACGGGCGCACGTTGCGCAGCACGACGGCAGCGCGGGCGCCGACGAGCTCCCAGCGGCCCGTATCCGAGACGACGTGCAGGTGCCGCTTGTCGCAGTGCGTCTCACAGCCGACGCGGTCGTACCGACGCCGCACCCGCACGACGCGCACGCCCGTCAGCTCGGCGAGCGAGCGCAGCAGCGGCAGGTTCGGCGAGCTGACTGCGACGACGGCGAGCCGCGTGCCGTTGTCGAGCTCACGCACCCGAACCCGCCCGACGGCGTCGAGCACGCCCGCGACGTACGCCGCCCGAACCGCGTTCACGCGTCGACTTCCGCAGCAGGCGCGGCGACGCAGTACCCGCGCCACGCGGCGAAGATGACGTCGTCATCGACGCCCAGCTCGACGAGCTCGGCGAGCGCACGCACGACGCTCGACAGGTACCAGTCGGGCCAGTCGTCGACGACGCTCGGCGCGCTCACGGCTTCGCCCCTTCGGCGATGCGCTCGGCGCGCTCCTGCATCAGCAGCCCGACGAGCTCGATCGCCGCACGCAGCGGGTCGTCGGCTTCGGCGAGCAGCGTGTTCGAGTACAGCGGCAGATCGTCGCGCAGCGCGTACGCCGCCTGCGTGACAATCGCGTGATCGCGGGTGAAGTGCTCGACTCTCATTATTCGTTCCCTCCCAGGTTGAAAAGCACGGGCTGCGACTTGTCGAGCCAGCGCAGCAGGCGCGGCAGGTTCGTGTCGGGCGCGATGGTCATAAACGTGCCGTCGCAGGTGTGAGCGCCGAGCGCCCGCGCGTACTCGAATCGCTTGCCGCTGTTGACGCGCCCGAAGTGCACCCGTTTGCCGCGCCCGTGTGCCTGCGAGATCAGCGCCCGCGCGACGGGCCCGAGCTTGAAAATCGTCGACCCGCCGACAAACAGCACGTCGAGCTGATCCCAGGGCGGCGCCACGACGTCTGAGCCGTCCTGGGCGACGTAGGCGACAGGGAAGCCGAGCCCGCGCACCGCGACGGCGTACTCAGCGAACAGCACCCGCGTCGCAGCCGCGTCGCCGAGCACGTCGGGCACGGCGGCGAACAAACAGCGCCCGACGTGAGCTCGACGGTTCCACAGGAAGCGCCACCAGCTCGCCTCATCCCAGCGCTTCGCGAAGCAGCCATTGTCGGCAGCCCAGGGCACGACGCCGCCGACGCGGGTCAGCGCCCGCTGCCCAGGCTGATCGAGCAGCCCGAGCACGCCCGCGTGCATCGCGGCGATGATCGCGTCAGTCGACGGGTTCGCGAGATACAGCACGGCTCACCCCCAGCGCGAGCACGGCGCCGAGCGCGGTAACGGTGAGCTTCGCGACGAGCTGCCCTGCGACGACGGCGCCGACGATCGCGAAGCCAGCCAGCCACAGGAACGCGAACGTGTCGACGAGCGTGCCGACGACGTTGCTCGCGATCGCGGCGCGCACGTACCCGCGTCGGCGCAGCGGCGTGTAAACGACGAAGTCTGCGAGCTCTGAGAGCAGGAACGCGGCGCCCGACGCGACCGCGATGCGACCCGAGCCGACGACGAACGACAGGGCGGCGCCGACGACGATCAGCAGCAGCACAGACTCGCGCCCACCTTCGTCCTGCACGGTGTCGCGCAGCACGAAGGTGCCGCCAGCGAAGTAGGTGCCCGCCGTCGCCGACAGCCCGAACAGCACGGGCACTAGCCCATAGTGCGACGTCGCCCAGTTGGCAGCGACGATGCACGCAAGGAACCCAGCCGCCGCCGCAGGCAGGGCGAGCTGAGGGCGCATCATGCGCCCACCGGAACGGGCAGGGCGCCGCCGACGACGTCGTCGCGCTTCTGTGACAGCCAGCCCGTGACGGCGAGCAGGTGAGTGAACGCGGCCCAGGTCGCGTCGTCCGACTTGACGGGCACGAGCTCCCAGAAGTCAGGGCGCACCCAGAGCACGGCGCAGCGGCTCACGGGCGGCATCAGCATGTCGCGGTCGCCGATCTGCACGTGCGTCGCTCGGCTGTACGCCGTGAGCTGTAGCGCCGATTCGGGGTAGACGCCCGACGCGCTCGTCTTGTAGTCGATCAGCCAGCGGTCGCCGCCGCGCAGCACGCCGCACAGGTCGAAGCGCCCGGCGTACCGCAGCTCGTCGTGAAAGACGGGCTGCTCGACGAGCGCCGTGTCGGGCGACACGTGCCACAGGTCCATGAATTGAGCGACCTGGGCGCCCATCCGCACGACGTCGTCGCTGTACGGCACGCCCGTGTCAGGGTCGGTCGTCTCGACGGGCTCGCCGAAGATGAGCTGCTGAGCGATCGCGTGCACCGCCGTGCCGTTGTCGCGCGAGCGGTTCCACACTCGCTGATAGCTGCCCTTCGCGCTGTCGATCCATTCGGCTTCGCCCTGGGCGTCGAGCTCACCCGCGTGCGTCGCCGCCCAGTGCGCGACTTCGCGAGCGGCGGCGCCCGCGAGCCCAGGCTTGTCGATCTTGCCCGTGATGCCCGTGACGCTCGGCACGATGACGCCGTCGAGCGAGTACCTGTGGAACCTGCCGCCCGTGACGACCAGACGGCTGCTCACGACGACACCGCGCTGTCTTCCTCGCCGATTCCAGCGCGGCGCCGCCGAGCTCGGGCCGATGCCAGCGACAGCCGGGCGAAGTGAGCCCGTCGCAGCGACTCAGCCTTCGCGACGTCGCCGTCGGCTTCGTCTAGGAATCGCTGCATCAGCGCGGCCCGCGCGTTCGCGGTGCGGGCGCTGCGATCGGGCGTCATCGCCCAGGATGCGTGCGCTGCGACCTGGGCGGCGAGCCGCCGTTCGGCAGGTGATGCGGGCATGGCTGTCAGACCTTCCGTCGGCACGGGTAGGTGATGGGGCGGGCTGGGCGAGCGGGTCGGGCTAAGCCGACTTCCGATTGACGTGTTCGAGCAGGGCAGCCTTCGTGATGCGGACGCGCCCGCGACCCGAGCCGACCCGCACGATGCGCAGCTCGCGGTTCGCGATCATCCTGTTGATCGTCGAAGGGCTCACGCCGATGAACTTCGCCGCTTCGCCGACGTCGAGTGCGTCGGCGAGATCGCGTTCGGTGATGGGGGTCACCTGAGCCGCCTTCCCGCCCCTGCTGCTTAGAGGCACGCCGCATCGGGTCGGGTTGTTCCGGTCCCTGTCACATACCCCGGAGGGTGTGAGTTTTTCGCGGTAGGTCTCACAACTACGCCTCTTGTGCGGGTACCTTCAAGACGCTGCATGGAAGTGAATGAACATGACAAAAGTGACATGAGGGAGCATGAGGGAGCACTCGGGATGACCCGTAGACACAAGACGACACGACGTCGTCGACTACACAGCGGCCCAGGCTGAAGCCGGGCCCGATGGCAGACGACTGGACCCACCGCCAGTACGTCACTGCTCGACAGGCAGCCGTGTACCTGTCGCTGCACGTGCGCACGGTGTACCGCATGGCAGTCGACGGACGGCTGCCCTCACACAAGGTTGCGGGATCGCGGGCCGTGAGGTTCGCTCGCACCGATGTCGAACGGCTGCTCGTCGAGCGCCGCGACGACGACAGCAGCGTCCCCCCCAGGGAAGGAACCCCAGATGCGCACGAAGGTTGAGACGGTCACGCCGAACATGGCCCGGCGCTGGCTCGAAGCGAGCGAGGATTTCACGCAGCGCGGGCTGCGCCAGCGGCTCATAGCGAAGCTCACGCACGCGATCGAGTCGGATCAATGGATGGTCACCCACCAGGGCATCGCGCTCGGGCCCGAGAACATCGTGCTCGACGGTCAGCACCGCCTGACGGCGATCGTGCGGGCCGACAAGCCAGTGAAGATGCTCGTCACCCGCGACGCCGATCCTGCGATGTTCGGCGTGATCGACACGGGCGCGGCCCGCACGCCCGCCGACTCGCTGCGGATCGCGGGCTACAAAAATACGAACATCCTCGCCGCCGTCATCCGGGCGCTGATCTGCTATGAGGCTGTGGCAGGCACGACGGGCGATCGCTGGAAAGACATAGACCGCGCAGTGACGACGGGCGACATGCTCGATTGGCTCGCCGACGACGATCAGCACGCCGCCGCCGTGCAGGCGATCACTGACGGCGGGCGGGTCGCGCAGGCGATCTCACGGTTCGGTGCGACGACGCCGCTGTCGACGGCGCTGCTGTACGTGATGACCCAGCAGACAGACATCACGCCGACGATCCGAACAGAGTTTGCCGCGCGGCTCACCGACGGCGTGCTGCTCGGCGCGCGGTCGCCGATCCTGTCTCTACGCCGCTGGCTGATCGGCGACAGCGGCTATCTGATCGTGCCGTTCACGCAGCGCAAGATCATCACCATCGCGAACGTCATCACGGCATTGAACGACTACGCGCTCGGGCGCGACCGACAGCTAACCGTGTTCCGACTAGGGCAGTCGCCGCTGCCGAAGCCGATCGAGCCGGGCGCCGTCATGGCTGCCCAGATGCGCCACGAAGCCGAGCTAGCCGAGCGTGAGCGGGCCGAAGCATGAGCGTCGTGCGCGACGTCGCGAGCGTGACCGTGAGCGAGCCCGTCGACGGCACGCGGCACCGCCGAGCTCGCGCCGCCGAGCAGGCGCGCAGGGCGCCCGTCACGGTCGCTCGGGTGCACCCGCTCGTGATGGCAGCGGCCCGTCGGGTGCAGCGCCCAGGCGAGCGCGTCGTCGTCGTCGACGAGCGCACGGTTCGGCTCGTGAGCGATGGCTGAGCCCGCGCCCCGGCGCGACCCGAACCCGAGCGTTTGCCCGTACTGCGGGGAACGGTTCGGCACGCAGCCCGAGCTCGTCGAGCACCTGACCGTCGGCGACGGCTGCCCGAAGCGCACGGCTGGGAAGCACCGACGCCCGTCGAAGTCGGCGGGCTGGCAGAAGCCGCTGCGCTGGCGAGCGTCGCCGTGATCGCCCTAGGGCTGTCGCTCGTCACCCTGCTGTGCCTGATTGGCGTGCTGATCGTCAGCCGCCGACGGGTGCGGCTCGCCTACGTGCGCGGGTACAGCGCGGCGGGCGTCGTGCTGTTCGGCGTCGTCGCCGCCGAGCTCGGGCCCGACGCGCCGCTGCTCGACAGGATGCTCGCGCGCTTCGGCGAGCGGGCGCCCGACGACATGCGGCGATGGCGGGTGCGGCGTGACTGACTGTGCTGCTCGTGCGGGCGACGGCTCAGCTCGGCGACGACTCAGGGCAGGATATTCGAGCCCACAACGGTCACGAATCGCACGGTTGCTGAGCGTGAACGCATAGCGCCCAGTCGTCTCTATACGGCACTTATCTCCTCTAGGCGCACAGCGCTCACGAGCCGCTGACCTGCACAGACGCAGGTTCAGCGGTTTTTTTTCGTCCGCACAGCGGCCCTAGGGTAGATATGTGATACGCTCGGGCTACGCCCGAACGAACAGCGAACGGGCACAGGGAAGGAACACACCATGCAGATCGTCACCATCGCCGCAGTCACGAAGACGGCGAAGGGCTATACCGTCGAGCTGGCAGGCGACACGGGCGCGAAGTCGAGCCTTACCGTCGGCGCTCGTTACTCGCACATCGTCCTGTACCGCGACGGCGGCTACCAGCCCGAGACGCGCCAGAACGACGGCTGGGCGGTCACCCGTCACCAGACCGCAGCCGCCGCCGAGAAGGCTGCGCACGACGCATGGCACGTCGCCAACTGCGGCGGCGTCGGCACCGTCGTCGAGCTGGCTGCCGCCGCCGAGCGCACCGCGCAGGTTGCCGCCGACATGCTCGCCGAGCTCGGCGGGCCCGTGACCGACGACGAGCTCGACGCGGTCGCCGTGCTGGCGAAGCTCGACGCCGACGAGCAGCAGCGCGAGCAGACTGCCCGCGACGCGCTCGCTGCGATGGGCTGGACGCCCGAGCAGATTGACGGCGCGTTCGCTGCCCGCGCCGCCCAGGTGCGGCGCGTGTGCCGTGAGTGCGGCGCCGCCGCCCGCTACACCATCGACGGCGTCTCGCTGTGCACGTCGCATCGCGGGCTGCTGCCGAAGTACAGCGCCGCCGAGCTCTGCCGCTGATGACGGAGCGTCGAGCAGGGACCAGCGCCCCCTGCTCGACGTGCTGTCATCAGACAGTCACTAGGGAAGGAACACAGCATGAACCGCATCGCTCAGTACGCGATCACCTACAAGGGCAGGCTCGATCTCGCCCAGACGTTCGCCAGCCGCGACGACGTCGACGACTACGTGCGGCGAGCTGTCGCCGCTGGCAACGATGCCGCCGACTACGGCGTGCAGCACCGCACCGTCACCTACGGCGACTGGGCACCGACGACGCCCGTGCAGATCAAGCCGCAGCGCTCGCCCGGCACCGCTGACGCCGCCGTGCTCGCCGAGCTTGCCCAGGTGACCGACGAGCAGATCGACGCGATGTTCGCGACGGGCACGACGCCCGACACGAAGACGCTGCTCGACAGCGACCGCGACGTCGACGACGTCGAGCTGCCCCAGGTCGTCGAGATCGCCCGCGACACCTGCGACCGCGACGTCTGCACGGGCGGGCACCTGGGCTGCGCCGAGCCCGACGCCGATCACGTCGACGAAGACGGCGTCGCGCTGCACTGCCCGTTCTGCGGTCGCGCCACGCACTACAGCGAGCGCGTCGGCGACTACCGGCACTGCGACGGCTCGGCGTGCTGGCAGACCGCAGGCGACGCCCGATGAACGCGGCTGAGCTCACGGCGCTGCTGCCTGACTGGATCATCACGCTGCGCGCCCAGCGCAAGCAAGAGTCGACGATCTCGGCGTACGTCGACAGCGCGAAGCCGTACCTCGCATGGTGCGCCGAGCGGCCCGAGCTCGACCCGCTCGACCGCATCACGCTGTCGACATGGGTCGCCGAGCTGATGTCGTCGGGCAGGCAGCCGTCGACGGCGCGCACGCGGCTGAACGGCGTACAGCGGTTCACGGGCTGGCTCGCCGCCGAAGGCGAGATCGACGCCGACCCGTTCGTGCGCATGGAGGCACCGAAGGTCGACATGCCCGTGATCCCTGTGCTGACCGACGACGAGCTGCGGGCCCTGATCGCGGCGTGCCAGCCGCCCGCCGCCGAGCGCAGCGGGCTCGCCTCGCTGCGGCACAAGCGCGACGAAGCGATCGTGCGTGTCATGGTCGAGACGGGCATGCGCGCGAGCGAGTGCGTCGGGCTGCGCGTCGACGACGTCGACCTGACCGAACGCACGGCAGTGATCCGGCGCGGCAAGGGTGGCAGGGGTCGTACGGTCGCGTTCGGCCCGAACGCAGCCCAGGCGCTCTCGCGGTATCTGCGGGTGCGTCGGCTGCACCGACACGCCGATAACGGCGTGCTGTGGCTGGGCGATCGCAGCGGCCCGATGCTCACTTACTCAGGGCTGCACAAGCTCATCAGCAAGCGCGGCGCCGCTGCCGGGATCGACGGGCTGCACCCGCACATGCTCCGGCACACGTCGACGGATCGATGGCTCGCTGCGGGCGGCTCAGAGCAGGGCGCGATGGCGATGCACGGCTGGGCCAAACCCGACATGCTGCAACGCTACGGGCGCGCGAACCGTGAGCGCCGCGCGATCGCCGAAGCGCGCCAGCTCGACCTGGGCGACTTCTGAGCGCCGCCCTGCGTTAGCCTGAGCGCGCTTGTTCCTTCCCGTTCAAGCACAACAGCCGCCCGACACTTGTTGTCGGGCGGCTGTTGCTGTTCGGGTGCGGCAGCCTTGTCGGCGATCCCCCCAGACCGCCGCAGCGGGCTGCGTGAGCCCTCCCAGGTGAGCCAGCATGACACGGGCCCGAGCTGGGCGACAGCGCCGCCCTAGACGTCGCTCTCGTCGCGCAGGATGCGGTGCAGCCAGCGCACGACGACGGCGCCGATCACGAGCCCGATGCCGAGCCCGATGCCCAGCACGCCCGCCGCGATGACGGCGCCCGCGTCCGTGACGGCGTCGACGCTCACCAGGGGATCGCCTCGCCATACGGTCTGTGATCCGAGCTCGCGTCGTCGTGCAGCAGCTTCGCCTTCGTCGGCTTGCTCGTCGCCCAGGTCGCGTCGATCAGACGGCTGCCGTGCGTGCCCTTGTCGGCGGGCGGCTCGCGGTCGCCCGCCCAGGTGCAGAACATGCTCGGGTAGGTGTCGCCGATGTACTGCATCCAGCAGCTCTTGTGATGATCGACGTTCCAGTCGGCGACGAGCAGCGCGACGTCAGGGTGATCGCTCTGCCGCTTGTTGTTCCAGTACGTCGACCACCCGTCGAGCGCGTCGGCCCAGGCGCGCGCTTGCTTGTTGTCGTTCAGCTCGCACCCGTTCTGCACGTTGCTCGGCAGGTGACAGACGCTCACGAAGGCGAGCCCGCCCGTGTCTTCGTGGCGCAGCAGCGCGGTGCCGCAGTACGTGTCGTGCGTGCGCCCGTGCCCGTCGACCCATTGTTTGTCGGTGAGCTTGTGCGCTTCCTTCCAGAGCGGCGAAAACTGCGCCTTGCGCCACATAATCCCGATGTCAGTCGCCGACGGAACCCAGGCAGCCCAGTGCTCAGGGTCGGCGTCTTTGAGCACCTGGGCGCGGTTGTCGCTGCCTACTTCGGTGAACGTGAGCAGGGTCGCGTTCGGGTCGTCGGCTTCGACGGCGCGCTCGACCTGATCGGCGAGCGACTGCGGGCTGTTGCTGTACAGCGACGAGCTGTGCGCATGCCGGAATGTCGGCATCGTCAGGTCGCCTTCGTGACCTTCTGCCACAGCTCGCGAAGCACCTGCTGCCGCGCCTTCGCCGTGTCCTGCCCAGTGCCGGGCGCGGTCACTGTCATGTGCGATTCCCAGGCGCCTTCGACTTCGTCGTGCACGATGTCGCGCAGCTTGTTCCAGTCGTCCGCATTCATGTCGTCGTCTCCGTTCAGCGGTAGGTCGATCCCGTTTAGGTCCTCGGTCCAGCCCAGGTAATCGCTTCCCCAGGCACGCTCGGGCCAGCCGAGATCGGCGTCACTGACGCGGCCCGAGCTCGGGCAGTCCGTCGAGCGCATTTCGTCGTCGTCGCCTACCCATATGACGACGTGCCCGTACTGCCCGCCTTTGTAGAAACACGGTGCGCCGAGCGGCGGCGTGCGGTCGCCCGGATGCTTGTGCCGTGCGCCGTTCCACGCTTCGATTGCCGAGCCGTACAGGCTGGGCAACCGCCAGCACTGATCGCGAACGTACTTCTGGCAGTAGCCCGTCGCGTAGCTGTTCACGCCGTTCGCGTTCCCGACGGCCTGCTCGGCGCTGTCGGCGCTCACGGCGTCATCGCCTGCTGTACGCGACGCAGCACACTGCGCAGCGCGGCGATCCGCAGCAGCAGGTTCGCGACGTCGAGCCCGTCGTCGGTCTCGACGTCTAGGTGCGCCCAGACGTCGTCGAGCAGGATCAGCGTCACGGCGATCGCGAGCCGCACGTCGGGCGGGTCGGACTCCTGCGGCGTGCTCATCCTTCGGCCTGCTCAGGCTGAGCGACCATCGGCTGTACGCGCGCGAGGATCATCCCGTCAGTGATGACGTCGTCACGTGCGCCCGTGTTCGGGTTCGCGTTGTTCGATGCCGTCGCGAGCGCGCTGTCCCAGGCGGCGACCCAGTCGGCAGCCGAGACGACTGCCCACAAGTTCTGTCGGGCCCATTCCATCGGGTCGCCGACGTAGCCTTCGTCGGCTGCGCTCGCTGCGACCCGCGCGAGCAGCGACTGCGACGCGACCATTTCGACAATTGATGCATACATGCGTGTTCCCTCTCCTCAGGCTGCGATGACGAACCCGACGACTGCGCCGCGATCCTGCGCGTCGGTTGACGCGTTGATGACGAAAAACGACAGGTAATGGGTGCCCGCCGTGACAGGCGCCGCGAACGACTGCGACGGCATGGTTAGGCGCACGTTGGCCGAGACTGTCGCCAGCAGTCCCATTTGCGCGACCATGACGCCGTCGAGGTAACAGCGCACCTCTATCGTGTTTCCGCTGCCGGATTGGTACGCGGTCGCCGAGCACATCGCGAACAGGGTGCCCGCTGGGGTCGTGATCGCCTGCCCGGTCGTCGGGCCCGGTACTGCCGTCGGCCACGGGCCAAAGTAGTTGAGCGCGATGCCCTTGACCGCGCCGCCCTGGGCGATGACCTGCCACAGCTGCGCGGTCGCGCCGACGACGTCGGTCGACCTGATCGACGTGCCCCAGCGGGTGCCGCCGTACAGGGTGCCCGCTGCGACCGCGACCTGAGCGCCCGCGAGCTGCGCGGCTGTCGCCGCGTCGGGTGCTCGCGACCAGACGCCGTTAGCGCCCGTGCCGACGGTCGTGACGAGCCATACGCCGTTATTGACGTGCCCGCCCGGTATCGCTTTCAGCACCCGGTCGCCGACGGCGAGCGCGATGCCGTCGACGGTGCTCGGCGCGGTGCTCGTCGGCAGGCTCGTGCCCGTGTCGACGGCGCGGACGGCTTCCTTCGGCCAGCTGTTCGGCGGCAGGATCGACGGCGTCGTCGCGACCCGACGCGTCGTCGTCAGGTCGAACCGAGCCGTTACAGGTGTGCCGCTGATGGTCAGGTTGAGCCGTAGCGCGATCCGCGCGACCGTGTGCCCAGGCGGCACGGTGAACGTCAGCTCATAGGGCGCGTAGGCCGACGTGAGCGGGAAGTTCTGACCCTGCTGCCGTGTGTTCGGATCGAAGAATCCCGGCACGCCGCTCGGCGCCGTCAGCAGCGTGAGATCCATGTTCGATGCACCCGCGACGGCCCGCGCCCAGACGCCGAGCGTGACGGCGTCGCCGCCGCTGACAGCGAACGTCGTGCTGATCGCGTACTGAAAGCCGCTGGGCGCGGGCGCCGTCATCGTGAGCGCCCGCGACCCTGAGAGCACGTCGCTCGTCTCGGTCGTGAACGTGCCGTTTCCGAGCCCGAAATCCCAGTCGGTCGGCGTCGAGCCCGCGACGTTCTCAAACGACGGGTTTAGGTGCAGCGCGCCCGTCGGGCTGCCGATCGCCAGCGGCACGACGGCGCCCGACGGCGTCTCGAAGTAGGGCAGCCCGTCGGCGCCGAAGTACGGGCCCGTCGCGTGCCCAGCGGGCGGCGTCGGCGGCGTCGTGCCTTGATAGGTCTGCACGAGCGGACTGTCGAGCGTCTTCGTGCCCGTGATCGTCTCGGCGCCCGCCTTGTGCACGACGAGCGCGTCGACGGCTGCGGCGTCGAGCTGCGCCTGCACGGCTGCGGCGAGATCAGCCTTCGCGATGCTGCCGTCGACGACCTTCGAGCTGTCGACGCTGTTCGCGGCGAGCTTGACGCCCGTCACGGCGGCGTCGGCGAGCTTCGGCGTCGTCACGCCCAGGTCGGCGAGCTCGGCAGTGCCGACGGTGCCGTCGGTGATCTGTGCCGCGCCGACAGCGTTCGCAGCGATCGTCGGGTTCGGGTAGGTGCCCGCCAGCCCGCCGCCTGCGGGCCCGGTCGGTGCACGTCCGTCGGCGAACCGCGCGTCGTTGCCCGCTGCTGCCTGCTGTGCGCCGGTACCGAGCGTGCGCAGCGAGCCCGTCGCGGGCACGGCGTCGACGGTCATTGGGTCCGTGCCGCCCGGCTGATGCGTCGTCGCGTGAGCTGTCGGCGTGCGCGCGTTGCTGAGCCGCGCGTCCGTGCCCGCTGCTGCCTGCTGTGCGCCCGTGCCCAGCGTGCGCAGCGACGGTGTCGCAGCGGTGCCGTCCTTGTTCGCGGCTGCGACGTCTGCGTCGACGAGCGTGCCGTCAGCGACGTGCGAGCTCGTGACCTTGCCCGCGCCGATCGTCGGGTTCGGATAGCTGCCCGTGAGGTCGCCGCCAGCGGGCCCGCTCGGCGGCAGCGCACCCGGGATCGTGCCGGGCGCGAGATCGGCGGCAACGATGGTGCCGTCGGCAATCTTCGCCGACGTGATGCCGCCGTCTTTGACGCGCACCTGATCGCCGACGACTTCGACCGTGACGCCGTCAGGGTTGACGTCGAAGCTGCGATCGGCGCTCAGGTCGCCGCCGCCGACGAGCCCAGCGCCAGCAGTGAGCAGCCGCGTCGACGGCGGAACGCCCAGGTTGACTCGCGCCTGCACGACGTCGGTGCCTGCGGTGCCGCCCTTGCTGATCGGCAGCACGCCCGTGACCTTCGCCTGACTCAGCACGACGGCGCCGTCGGCGAGATCGGTCGGCCCGACGGCGCCAGCCGCGAGCGTCGGGTTCGGGTAGGTGCCTGTCAGGTCGCCGCCAGCAGGGCCCGACGGCGGGAGCGTCGTCGGCGGCGCCGGGATCACGCCCGGCGCGATGTCGAGCGCCTGAATCGTGCCGTCGGCAATCTTCGCCGACGTGACAGCGCCGACGCCGATCGCAGGGTTCGGATAGCTGCCGCTCAGGTCGCCGCCTGCCGGGCCCGACGGTGCGCCGCCGCCGCCGCCGCCACCGCCGCCCGTGATGACGCTCGACGTGCCGCTCGTCGTCGGGATCGCGACGCGCATCGTTCCGATGCTTCGCCCGTCGCTGTCGCCGTCGCTGCCACGCGACGCCGCGCCCGTCGCGTCGGTCAGGCAGCCGAGCTCGATCTGCCATTTGCTGTCGGGCCCGCTGATCGTGTGCGTGATCCGCACGATGCGCGCAGGCGTGTCGCTCATGTCGGCTCGGGCGCAGGTCACGGCGATGACGTCGTACAGCTCGACCCAGGCGAACCATGATTCGACAGCCGACCAGTCGTCGGCGACGTCGACGTGCAGGCTGACCGTGTCGAGCTGAATCGCGGGCGTCGAATTCGCGTCGAGCACCTGCTGCGCGAACGCGGCGATCGTCGCTTCGTCCTGGGCGAGTCCCTGCGTCACGAAGTCGACGTGCGCGACGCCCCATTCGGCGATGCTGTCGGTGTCGCGGAAGGGCCCATACGTCTCGACGTCGTTCGCTTCGACGTCGGCGTCGTACGTCGTATTGCTGACGACGATTTCGTTCATAAGGCTTGCCGTGTCGAAGGTCAGCCCGACGTCTGAGTACGTGTCTTCGTCGATGGTGCCGACGGGCGTCGTCGAGCGGTGCGCGTTGTCGACGGCGTACAGCACGCCGAGCCGGTTCACCCAGGCGAGCCCGAGCTGCGTGTCACGGGTCGTCGACACCTGATCGAGCGCGCTTCTGCCTTCGTCGCTCGACGCGATGGTCGCGCTCGGCACCTGGGCGCCCGAGCCGTTCACGTTCCAGGGCACGCCGCAGCCCTCTAGGACGTACGGCAGCTCGGCGATCGTGCCGACGCCTTCGGCCCGCTGCTGATTGCCGAGCCGCTGCACGTTGTCGACAGCGGTCAGCTCGATGTCGGCCCGCTTGCTGCTGTCGCGTCGGCGCAGCACGTAGTCGACCGACGCGTGCGTCGCGGCGCCCGTGAACAGCTCGCGCCAGCTCGCGCCGTCGTACGCGCTGAGCCGCACCGCACGCCCAGGTCGGATGATCGAGCTCTGCGTCGGATCGAGCGCGCTGTCGACGATGTGCGCCGTGAGGGTGCCGACGTTCAGCCCTTCGCGGGTCACGGTTATGTCGTGCGTGGTGCCGAGCACGTTCACATACGGCAGCGGCGGGATGAACGGCAGCCCGACGGTCGTCACGCTGCCTTCGACGAAGTCGTGCACGACGTCGCCGAGCTCTAGCATCACGCCGTCGACGTAGTACGTCGACAGCGGGTCGGTGAACCCGAACCAAACCGCGACGACGACGCCGTCGGCTTCGACGGGTGCGGTCACGGTCGCATTGAGCCGCTGCCAGACGCCCGAGCTCGTGCCGACCTGCGCCTGATCGTGACGCAGCAGCACGCCGCCCGCGTACCAGTCGAGCCCGAACCAAACGGGCGCCGCCTGCGCGCCCGCTGCGCCCAGCACGTACGCCGACAGGGTGTGATACTGCCCGCCGTACGTCGACGCCGTCGCGCTCGCGATGCCGGGATTCCCAGCGGGCGCGACGCGGGTGTCTTCGGCGCTCGGGCTGCTGTTCGGCGTGCCGAACCATCCGTGCGTGACGAGCGCGCTGTTCGCCGTGCTGCCGTCGAAGTAGGCGCCGCCCGCTGGCTTACCCGACCCGCCGAGCTCGACCATCATCGAATCGACCCAGACGTTGTCGGTGTCTTGGATCAGCGCGCCCTGCCCACCTTTGTAGACGTAGACGAACGGGCGGCAGTAGGCAGCGCCGGGCTGCGTGACGAAGGTCTGCACGTCGAGCGCGTACCAAGCCGTCGCGACAGGGTTGTTCACCCGCGCGAGCTCGGTGTAAACGCCTTCATTGATCTCGGCGCCGCCGCTGTTGAACCATCGCAGCCCGATGCCGACGTGAGAGCCTGTCGGCCAGCCCGCGTCGACGCGCACGTCGGCCCGCACGCGCACGATGTCGGTGCTCGGGTTCACGGGGATGTTCTGCTGCCACAGGATCGCGCCCCAGCGCTGACGGAAGCTCGTGCCCGTCGGGCCATTCGCACGCACCGCGACGCCGCCGCTCGTGCCGATGCCTGCCTGTCGCGCGAGCACGAGATAGCTGCCGCTCGACACGATGGTCGACAGGTCGGCTTCGGCGCTCGGGTTCGCGATCTGATTGATTCGACGCGATGTGTTCGTGTCGGCGATCCGCACCGACGCGGCACCCTGCGCGTGCTGCGCCGTGTCGCGCACGGCGCTCGTCGTGCCCGTCGATACCCAACTGCTCAGGTCGCCCTCAAAGCTCGGATTGGCGAGCAGGTTCGTGATGTTCGTGCCGAGCTCGGCGCTCGTCGGCGCCTGCGCGACGCTGACGTCGGTCAGGTAGACGTGCGAGCCCGCTGCGGGCGCGGTGCCCGCCGCGTTGGCGTAGACGTCGAAGCGCAGCCGCACGTACGCAGCCGCCGCAGGCAGTTGAAACGGGCCATGCGCGAAGCGCCCGACGACGCCCGGCCCGCCGACGTACGGCGACTGCGGCGACGAGCCGAGCGGCGCCTGTGACGCGTCGAGAAATTCGAACCGCGCCCGCACGAAGGCGCCCGCGAGCGGGATCGCCCAGGAAGCGGCGACGTAGCGCCCGCCGATGATCGGCATTGACTCAGTCGTGAACCATTGAGCCCCGCTCGGGCCCGACGTGAATTGCAGCAGCCAGGTGTCAGGCTGCGGCGGGTCAGTCGGCTCGGGCGGCTGAAAGAAGTACCCGTCGAGCACTGAGCCGACGACGGGCGTCAGCCATCCCCAGCCGCCGAGCTGACCGCTCGGGTTCGGCACGAGATTGACCAGCGCGCCCGGCAGCGGGTCGCCCTGTACCTCTAGGCGCAGCGCACGCCCGAGCGGCTTCACAGTCGAGCTCATGTGCGAGCCCTGCCGCCTGCGGCGCGGTAGGCGTCGAGATCGACCTGTATCTCGCGACCGCGCTCGATCTGCGACACCTGCTGCGACGTGAGCCTGACCGTGACGCTCTGCCTGCTGTTCTCGCCCTTGTCGCCGTCGGGCGTCTTGCTCTGTTTCGGCTGGGCGGCGAGATCGGCTTGCATCGCTGCGACTAGGGCGTGCGCCATCTGCCGAGCCGTCTTGTTCAGCGCGTTCTGCTGCCGCGTGAGCTCGTCGACGTACGCCTTCGCGCTGTCGATGCCCGCTTGCTTATAGCGAGCCGCCAGCGCCGCGCCGAGCGAGCTGCCGCTGCCTTCGATCTGCAAGGACAGCTTGTTGATCTCGTCGACGGCTGCCTGCCCGCCCTGGGCGATCGCGCGTGCCGTCGCGAGCGCGCCCTCTGGGCCCTGCGCGGTCAGTTGCTCGATCTGCGTTTGGCTGAGATTCATTGCGGCGAGCTGCTGAATCAGCCGGTCGAATTCGGCGGCATCCTTGGCTCGCTGCCGAAGCTGTTTGAGCAGCAGCGCGAGCGAGGTGCCGCCGCTGCTCGTCTTGCCGAGCTGGCTGATGTCGCCGAAGCTCACGAAGGCGTCGCGCAGGGCCGTCGCGTATGAGACGGCGGCTTCCTTCGCGTCTTGCAGGTCTTGCTTCGCCTGAGCGAGCGTCGAGCTCAGCTTGTCCTGGGCGGCGCCGACCTTCCGCAGCGCCTTCTCGCGCTTGCTCAGATCGTCGAGAATCGCCTTGCTGCGACGCGCCGCTGCCTTGTCGTCTTTGACGCGACGGCTGACCGTCTTCTCGACGATCTGCGCGATGCTGTCGAGCCCAGCTTTGATCTTGTCGAGCGAGCTGACGTCGCCGAACAGCTTGTCGACAAGCGACGGCTTGTGCTTGTCGGCACCGTCGGCTGCACCCTTCCCGAACGCGTCGCCCAGGCGCTCGCCGTACTGCCGCATCTTGTCCGTCTCGCGCTTCTGCTCGGTAGGCGAAGCGAGTCGCGGTGTGCCGCCCGGCGTCGGCGCCTTCGGCTTGTTGCCGATCGTCTGGTAATGCAGCGTGACGTAAATGTCTTTCGTTTTGAGCTGCGCCATGATGTCGCGCAGCGTCTTCGCCTTCGTCGTCGCACTGTCGACGCCGTCGAGCTGAATCTGCGTCTGCCGCTTCGGGGGAATCTCGAACAGCCGATCGGCGAGCCGCTTCGCTGCCTGCTCGCTGAGCCCCATTGACTGCGCGGTGTCGACGAAACCCTTACGCGCCGCCGACAGGCTGCCGCGCGCGTTCTTCGTCGCGTTGCTTTGGTTGTTCCAAGCGTCGGCCAGCGACGTGAGGCTGCGCAGGTTCGCGCGGCCCGCTTCGGTCGACTTGTTGACGGTGCGCCCGTTCTCTTTCAGCGCCGCGTCCGCGTCGTCGATCGCCTGCTGATAGTCGAGCTCGGCGTCGAGCCCGCGTGAGGCTTCGCGACGCTTGTCGCGCATCGCGTCGGTCGCCTTCGTGAGCGCGTCGGCTTCGTCGAGCGCGTTCTGCACGATGAGCCCGATGCCGTCGGCGAAGTCGCGCACAGGGTTGAACGTGCGCAGCGTGCCGTCGCGGAAGCCTTCGAGCTCACGCTTCGACTCGCTGATCGCATCCTGCGCCCGATCGTTCGCGCCCGTGATCTCGTCGAGCGTCGAGCGGTACTTGTCCATCTGCGTGAGCGCGCCGAGCCCGAACGGCAGCGAGTCGGCGATCGGGTGCGACTCGTCTTGCTTCGCGCGGTACTTGTCGAGCGACTGCTGCGCGTTGTCGATCGAAGCGGCGTAGGTGTCGAGATCGCCGCTCGCCTTCGCCGTGTCGATGGCGGCGAGCGAGTCGCTGAGCTCGTCGTTCGCGGCAGCGAATGCCTGCGCCGACGCGATGCCTGCGCCGATCGCAGCGCCCCAGGGCCCAGCGACAGCGAACCCGGTCGCGACGGCGCCCGCCATCGTCGACAGCTCGGCGAGCGAGTCGTTCGATGACGTCGCGCCGACGGTCAGCAGCGCGAGCCCGCCGATGCCTGCCGCCGTGCGCGCGGCGGGCCCGAGCTTGGACAGCGAGCCCGTGAGCGTCGTCGAGCCAGCCGCCAGCGCTTCGGTACTGCCGAGCTGCACGCCCTGGGCGACGGCGACTTCGCGCGTGATCGCGACGAGCTCGCGCTGCGCAGCGACAAGCCGACGCGTCGCGACCCATTGAGCGACGAGCCCGACGATGCTGTCGCGGCCCGCGATGCTGTTGAGCACCTGGGCGGCTTTCAGCGCGAGGAACCCGCCGACGATGAACGGCAGCAGCTTTTCGAGCGTGTCCAGATGGTCAGCCGCGAAGCCGACGACGGTGCCGAAGACGCGAATGCCGTCGTTCACTTCCTGAATCGACACGTCGGCCAGCGCGGGCCCGAGCTGTTTCAGCGTGTCGATCAGCTCGCTCGCCGAGCGGCCCAGCTCGCCCCAGTCGACTTCGCCGAGCGCGGCGCTGAACCCGCGCGCCTTGTCGCCCGCGTCGCCCAGCCATTCCGACGGGTCGCTCTGCACGAGATCGATCAGCGCCGACTGCACGGCGGGCAGGTACGTCTTCGCCAACTGCCGCAGCGTCGGCATCAGATCATTGTTCAGCCGCGTGAGCAGCACGCTGACGACAGGCAGCAGCGCCTTGCCGATCTTCGTTTTCAGGTTCTCCCATTGAGCGCCGAGCACCTGCGACTGCTCGGCGACGGTGCCTAGCTGCTTCTGAAACTGACCCTGAGCGATGCCGCTCTGCTGCGTAATCAGCGACATCGTCGCTTGCCGTTTGTACGCGGTCTGCGTGGCGCTGCTCAGCTTGCCGAAGTCGGCTGTCGTCTTGACGCCCGCGAGCCGCATCGCTTCGAGATTCACCTTGCTTTGCAGCAGCGTGATCCCGAAGTTCTGTAGCGGGTCGAACTCACCTTTGAACGCGGATGCGAGCGCGTCGACAGCATCCTTCGTCGTGCCGCCGTAGGTCGCCGCCAGATCGGCAGCCTGCCCAATCAGGTTCTTTGTCGAGTCGGCGAGCTTGTCTTGCTGCTCGCCCTGATTGAGCAGCAGCGCGCCGATGATGTTCGCCGATTCGCGGTACTGATTGCCGCTCAGCCCGAACGCATCAGCCGCGCGTCTGCCGTCGCGGATGACCTGATCGGCGTACTTGCCGAAGACGGCTTGCGTGCCGCCGAGCGACTGCTGCGCCGCCGACGCCGCTTCGACTGACGCCTTCGTGATGAGCGCGAGCCCGCCCGCCGCTGCGACACCTGCGGCGATCGCGACCTTGCCGACGATCCTGCCGAACGAAGCGAGCGTCGACTGCGACTCGCTGAGCGATCGCTGTAGTGAGCTGTTGTCGCCGACGATCGCGACTTTCACTTCGGCATCGGCCACGTCGTCAGCTCCTTTCGTTTATCAGGTCGACAAACGCTTCGATCTCCCAGCCCGTCAGCCGCTCGTACTCACTGGGCGCGATGCCTGTCGCGAGACAGAACGACGCTTTGCGTCGCGCCCGTTCGGCGCTCAGCTCGGCGATGTCGACGGCGCGTCTTTTCCCGCTTCGTCGTCGTCGTCGGCTGTCGACAGCCCGAGCTCGCGCGTGATCTGCGTCAGCGTGCGGCTGCTCATGTACTCGTCGAATTTCGCGCGCGGTTCCTTCCGTCGGTGCAGCACGTAGCCCAGGGCGCCGAGCAGGTTCGCCTGCGGAAACCGCTCGTTGCCGAGCGTCGTGATGCTCTGCGCCGCCTGTCGTTCGGCCATCGCTGTCTCCGCAGCGGTCAGGCTGTCGATGCCGCCCGCGACGGCTTCGACCGGATCGGGCTCGGGTACGGCTTGCATGTCGCCTCGCTTCCTGGGCGGGCTCATCCGAGCCGCGCCCGACTGATGTCGCGACGGATTTCGCCGCCGAGCTGATCGGCTGTGCTCGGGCCCTTGTCGTCGGCGGCGCGCTGCATGAACAGCGACGCCGCGATGTGTCGATGGGTCCAGCCGAAATTGATGACGCCCGCATAGGGCACGCCCCGGATCGTCACGCCGCCCGCTCGACGGGTCGCGCTGCCGACGACGCCGCCCGCGAGCCGACCCGTCACCTTCGGCGCGAAGCTGCGCGCCTGCGCAGCGACGCGGTTCGCGATGTCGATGTACGTGCCGTGCAGATCGTCGACGCTGCGCGACAGCGAGCCCAGGCGACGGGCGACTTCGTCGGCGCCCGTCACCTGTACGCGGGTGTCGCTCACGCCGTCACCCGCTCCGGGTTCGCCGTGCACGTCAGCCGCGTGTCGAAGGTCCAGCGCACGCCCGCGTCGCCGCCGACGGGCGGCTTCCGATCGACGGTCACCTGCCCGACGAACGTCGGCTGTGCGGCGCTCGGCGTGGTGACGCCGTACGGGTTGAACACGTAGGGGATCGGCGTGTACGCGGGCGTGCCCCAGAGCAGCGACCAGAACGTGCCCGCGCCGTAGTCGGGAAGCCCGCTCACGGTGAAAAACCAGCGCTTGTCGTTACCCGCGACGACGTCGCCGAACGTCACGAGATCGGCGTCGGCGTCTTCGTTGTCGAGCAGCACCGTCGTCGAGTCGCAGGCGATCTCGATGTCGTCGAAGGTGAGCGACAGGCGCCGTCCGTCGTACCGCATCAGCCTGTCGCTTCCTCGCTGTCGACCTGGGCGGCTTCGTCTTCGCTACCGACATCAGCGGGTGTCGGCGCTTCCTGCGAAGACGCGCCTAAGGGGTGACGACGCCGTCAGTAACGGCGCCGACGACAGCGAGCGCGACGTCACCCGTCATCGCTGCACCCGCGTCGCCGCCGAACGGCGGGTCGTTCTGCGGCTTCGCGTCGAAGGAACGCGTCGCGCCGCCGACGGTCAACACGGCAGCGATCTCGGCGTCGGTCGTGTACGCCGTGTGCAGCATTTCGAAGACGCTCTGCGCCTGCCCGTAATCCTGAAAGCCGCTGATGTTGAGCGTGTACTTCGGCGTACCGCTGACGTCTTCGGCGCCGCAGAACGTCGTCAGCGTCTCGGCGCCTTCGGGCTCGTCGACGAGCTGCGCAGTCGTGAGCTGGCACTCCACCTGATCCGTGTCGAGCATCAGCGTCAGCGTCTTAATCGAATTGATTGCCATGCCGGTCTCCTCCTGTACCTCAGGCGCGAACGCGAACCCTGAGCTCGTATGCGGGCAGGTCTGTGCCCGCGACAGCGACCGTCGACGGGCGAGCGGTCAGCGGCGTGATGTCGAAGACGCCGTCGGGCGTCGGCCCGCTCAGCGCCAGGGCGACGGCGCTCACGTACTGGCTGAGCTTCGTCTGCGCGTCTCGATCGTTGTTCCGCTCGACGACGATCGCGACAGGGAAGGTCCAGCTCGCGAAACAGAACGGCGCGGCAGCGTCGACGTAGTCGATTTCGGGCTGGGCGATCACAGCGACGGGCGGGCGCGACGCGTCGCTGATCCACCAGACGACGCGCAGCCCGTCGACGGTGCCGATGATCTCGGCGAGCACCTGGGCGACGTCGAGTGTCGTCGCAGTCGTGGCGCTCATGCGACGGGCGTCCGCATCCAGGGCCCTTCGAGCCGCACGATGTCGGCGTCGATCGACGGCAGCCGAGCGGCAGCGAAGTCGCCGCCCGTGCCGCTGATGCCGACGACGCCTTCGGGCGAGCTGCGCCGAGCTGTGTACCGCTGCGTGCGCAGCAGCAGAGCTTCGTACAGGTCGGGCTCGACGTACGGCGCGGGCGGGTCGCCGTCGTCGAGCGGGTAGAAACACGTGCGCCCCTGGGCATAGATCGCCGCGTCGAGCGACCGCTGTAGCAGCTCGTCGTCGACGGTGTCTGCGGGATCGAGCCCGAGCCATTCCTTCACTTCGGCGAGCGTCGGCACGCCGCTCGGCGGCACATAGCCCGACGCAGGCACAGCGGCCAGCCGCGCAGCAGCGCCCTGCGCGGTCTGTGCCTGTGTCGGGCTCGTGCTCACGGGGTCGTGCTCACGGGGTCGGGCCCTTTGCTTCGACGAGCGCCTGCGGGCGCACGACGGCAGTCAGTCCGCGCCGCTCAGCCAGCAGCGTGAACACGTTGCTCAGGAAGGTGTCGGCGTGACTGTCGGTCACGTACAGGCTGATCTGCGAGCGCACGTAGTGATGAATCGCGCTGCGGAAGTCGCCGACGACGGCAGTGCCTTCGGGCTGTGACGACGCAGGGATCGGCGTCATCCCCCAGAACGTCTGATTCACGCGCGGCCCGTTCAGGGTGTCGCCCATGATGGCGACATCCATCGCCGCCCAGTCGGCAGGGTTGAGCAGCACAGCCGTCGGCGAGTAGCCCGCTTCCTGCACGGTGCCGATGCCCATACGGATCGCGGCGAGCAGGCTGTCGGTGCTCGTGACGTCGGGAATCGTGCCCGACGCCGCCGCCAGCACCGCGACGCCGTCGGCTTCCTCAGCGCGCATGATGTCGCGCCGCAGCTCGCTGTCGATCAGCGACCGGACGGCAGCGAAATCTTCGATGAGCTGACGCGTGAGCTGCGTGTAAACCGCCCAGGTGTCGAGCGTGTCGGCAGTGACGCTCGGCGCCCATTCCGCCGACGGCTTCGGCGCCTTCTCAGCGACCTTCGCGGCGCCGCCTGCGACCTTCGCCCAGCTCACGTATTCGATCGCGTTGCCGCTGACCGTGATCTGCGTGATGTTGTCCATGAGCGGCGTCGGCGCGACGGGCGCCGTCAGATCGACGCTGTACTTCGCCGACGTGAGCCCTGCGGCGATCAGGTCACTGATGCCCGTCGGCAGCGCGCGCGTCTCGACGTCGTCGAGCCCGAACATGCCGCTCGTGCCGCGCCCGCGATAGTTGCGGAACTCATCACTGCGAACGAACGCGTCGCCCCAGCTCTCACGCGTCTGCGGCACGCGCGAGCTCGGCGAGTCGGCGCGCTGCTGTCGCTGCTGCGCCGCCTTCGCGATGCGGGCGTCGAGCAGGTCGCCCTGCGACTGCTGCTCGACCAGCTCGGCGAGCGATGCGATGCGGGCGTCGAGATCGGTGGCACGTGAGCGCAGCTCGGCGTACGTCTTGTCTTCGGGTGTGAAGTCTTCCGACTCAGCGATGGCGACGGCAGCGGCTCGCGCTTCGTCGCGTTCGGTGCAGAGCTTGTCAAGTACGGCAGTAGACATGTGCGTGCCTCCCAGGCGCGCTCGAAACTGAGCGGCGGGAGTGTGCTTCGCGCGGATTGCCGGGCCGACTCACGGGCACGACGGGCACCTGATGTTCGGCTGCGCGTCTGCGTGCGCTGTCTGACGCGGTCACGGGCGGCAAAGCTCGCACCATCTGTCGCCGCTGACGCTACGCCGGACGCGGGCCCGCGTCGAGACTCGCGAGGTACGCAAGTTCACGCTCGCGCGCCCTGTCGACTTCGGCGTCGCGCACCGACAGCACCCGAGCGTCGCGCCCATAGGCACCCGCCGAGACGGGCGACAGCCCGAGCAGCGTCGCCCTGTCGTGCCGCACGAGCAGCCCGCCCTCGCGGCGCGTCACGCGCATGTGCTTGCGAACGGGCAGGAATTCGACGCTGATCTCGTCGAGCACCTGGGCGCGCAGCAGCGTGAGCACGTCGCGCCCTGCGACGGTGTCGGCGATCCGCATGCGCCCGTAGTGCCCGTCGGGCTCGTCGCGCAGCTCGACCGCGTTGCCGATCACGACGCTGCGCCCGTGCTGCTGATCGGTCATCTTGCAGCGGCTCGGGTTGCCGACGGCGCCAGCGAAGGCGCCAGCGGTGAAGACTTCATGCAGCCCTGCGTCGAGCTGCGCTTCGACTTCGTACGGAACGATCTTCACTTCGACGATGCCGTCGTCGTCGACGTCGCCGACGACAGCAGCGCGCACCTGCACGCCGTCGAGCACGTCAGTCGTCATCGTCTGCCGCCTTCCTGCGCCGCTTCGGCTCGGGCTGCTGCCCGAGCGGCTCGGGCTCGGGCTCGCGCGCCGCGTGCTTCGCGTTGCTCGGCTTCGTGACGCGCGCCTCTCGTCGCGTCTGCTTCTTGTTCGTCATCGGCGCTTGCCTCGCTTCCTCAGGGACGGGTACCTGCGCAGCACGGCGGCGCGAACCGTCTTCGGTGATCCGCGCGTGTTCCGTCGAGCTGAGTACGACAGCGCGGCCCGAGCTCGCGCCTTCGTGTCGATCGGGTAGAGACGCTTCGACGGCAGCGCGAACGACGAGCGCGGCAGCCGCTTGCGTGCGCGCGCCCTCACGGCTCGACCTGCTCGTCGTCGACGAGCGGCGGCGGAAGGGTGACGCCCTGGGCGATCAGCCAGCGCGCGACCATGAGCGGCGTGTTTGCGCACCATCCGCGCTGGCTCGCATGCACGCCGCGTTTTATCAGCAGCGCGAGCGCGTGCGACCTGAGCTCGTCGACGCGCTGCTCGGCTCTCATCGGCGCAGCGCCGTCGGGCGGGCCCGCGCTGGCACGGGCGCGGGCTCGCCTTCGGGCGGCTCGGCGGGAGCACCGACGAACGGCTGCAACTGCGGCGGGATCGGCTTCGGCTCGGGCTCGGGCAGCGGCGGCAGCCCTTCGGATTCGCGCCACTCGTCGACCGTGATTAGCCCAGCGTCGACGGCGAGCTTCCCTGTTTCGACCCGCTCGTGCAGCGACGGCTGGGCGAAGCTGTCGAGCGAGACGAGCACGCCGTTCGTGCCCGGCAGCAGCGCGCTCAGCGTGTCCTGCACCGCTGTCACCCAGGGCGACAGCGCGTAGTCGCGATGATTCACCCAGGCGTCGCGCACGTTGTTGTACGTCGCGCTGTTCGCGAGCGACACGTTCAGCGTCACAGGGTCCTCGCCGAAGGCGAAGGCGACGTCGGCGATCGCGAGCCGCTTCGACTCGCCGATCGCGGCGTCGACGGGCGAGAACGTCAGCGGCGTGAACGACGTCGTCGCGTTCAGCACCGCGATGCTGCGCCGGTCGCCGCCGTGCGCGAACATCCAGCTCGCTTTCAGCTCGTCGGCCTGCTGCTGCGTGAATCCGGGCGTCTCCGTCTTCAGGTAGCCAGCGGGCACGCCGCTGCGGAACGTGCCCGACATGTACGACGTGATCTGATCGCCGAGCAGGAAGGCGTCGGGCGACATCGCGAAGACGCCGAAGCTCATACCTTCGACGTCGACGGGCGACAGCGGGTTACGCATCACGGTGATGCGATACGTGATCGAGCCGAGCGTCAGGAAGCCGTCACGATCGAACGTCGCCGCATCGCCGTCGCCCGCGTCGAGCGACCATCGCAGCGAGCCGTCGTCGGCGCGCACCGTCGACAGATAGCGCGGGTCGACGAGCTTGCAGCTTCCCGCCTTCGGCTGCCCTGGGCGCCCGTTCACGTCGGGCGCGCTCGGCTCGTCGATGAACGCGCCCAGCCCGAACCAGAGCGCCGACCTGACGAAGCCGCCCCAGAACGACGAGCGCGACAGCCGCAGCACGCTCGGATACACCGACGTGCCCATGCGGTCATCGGGTCGCAGCAGCATCGGGTCGCGCAGCCAGCTCGGCGTAGGCGTCACGGGCTCGCCGATGCTGCCGTCGCTCACGACGCGGTACGGCGCCGCGCACAGCGGCCCGACGATCAGCGACGTCGCACGGGTGACGACAGCCTGACCCTGGGCGCCGCTCGTGTAGGGCCCGTTCGGGCCGATCGGTGTCGCGCCGCCGCCGCTGTCGAGCCCGAACCACCAGTCAGAAGCGCCGTACCCGCCGCCGCCGAGCCACGCGATCGGCGGGTATGCGCTCGGGAAGCCGACGGGATCGTTCACGAGCATGTCGTTCGCGCCGGATCGCGCGTACCTAGCCCGCTGCTGCAAACCTGCGATGCGTCGCGGCATGTCGAAACCTGACTGATCGAAGCCGGGCCCGACACTGGGCGCTGATGAACGCGGACACTTCGCGTTGCTGCTGCGCAGGCTACTCGCGTCGCTCAGAACACGCGAGCGGGCTCGGGCGCCGACAGCGCTCGCTGAGCCGCCCAGACGGTCGCTTTGATCGCGTCGTTCCGTGCCTTGCTGACCACGCGCGGGCCATCGTTGCCCGGCAGCGTGCGCAGCAGCCCGACCTGCTCGTCGAGCACAGCCGCGTCGCCGACACGCAGCGAGTCGGCGTCGAGCATCCGACGGAACTCTTCGACAGCGGCCCGAGCTGTCATGCCGACGGCTTCGACGGCGATCGTGCGGAAGACGGGCGCGGCGAGCAGCGACTTGCCGACGACGACGACGCCCGGCATGCGCGTCTGCGCCCAGGCGACAGCCTGCGGCACGTCGGCGAACGCGGCGACGTCGACCTGCGCCCGCCCGTCGACGACCCAGGCGAGCGCAGCAGCGACGCCTTCGTGAAAGTACGACTCGATCGCGACGCACGCGGGTGTCGAGCTCGCACGCGACGACACGTGCACCGCCGACCATTCGAACGCCGTCACGAGCGGGCGCCCAGGTGCGACCCGCTTGCGCGACGCGGGCGGCCAGACGTTCAGGTATTGCGCGCGGAACCCTTCGATCGGATCAGGGTCGTCGACTTCGGCGTCGGCTTCGCCAGCCTGCGCACGGCGGTACTTGCTCGCGATCATCTTGCGCCGCTGCTCCGACCAGTACGGCGACGCCGCCTGCCACACAGCCGGGTCGCCGATGTCGTCGTCGCGCCCGGCGCACCACAGCATCAGCAGCGTGTCGCCTTCGACGTCGTCGTCGACCCGATCGCCGCGCAGCTCGGCGAGTGCCGTGTCGATCCGCTTGCGCATCAGCGACGTCGCCCGACGGTGCGCCGTCGACAGCAGCCAGAGCTGCGGATTCGTCCGCTCCATGAGCGCCGGTTCGAGCCCGTCGTCGACGACGATCGCGTCGACGCCCCAGCCTTCGTCGATGATGCCGAGCCCGACGTCGTACCCGTAGACGCTCGGCGTGCCACGCACGAGCCAGCGCGAGCCGTCGGTCGTCTCGATCTCCTCGCTGCCGTTCTGCTGCCGCACGTGCCAGCCGTACGACTTCGCCCAATTCCAGGCGCGCCGATGAATCTCGCGAGCGATGAACGCGTCTTTGCCCGTGTGCAGCGCAAGCTGCTGCTCGCCGAACAGCTCGGCGTGCGCGATGCGGTACAGCGCCACGCAGCGCAGCCGGATCGACTTGCCCGCCCGGCGCGGCGTCGACTCGATCACGGTCTGCCAGACGAGCCGCCCGTCGATGTCGTGTTCGAGCTGGCGACGCAGCGCGAGCCGCTGCCAGTGCCGCAGCTCGACGCCGTGCGCTTCCGCGATCCACGCTTCGGCGTCGGCGCCGTAGCTGCCGACGGCGAGCGGATGCTGTCCGGTCATGTAACGCGGCCAACTGAAATCGGGCGGCGCAGGTGCGAGATCGGCCAGCCAGGGCACGCCTTCGATCGAGCTCGGATCGAACACGGGATCGTCGTCGCGCTTCGGGCGGGTTTCGTCGACTGCGGCACGGAGTTCTCAT